TTTCCTGCGTCAAGTCCGTAATCTAAATTGTCAAAGTTAAATCCTTGTTCGTAATATGAATAACCGTCAAATGCTATGTAATCAATTGTATTTAAAAGAGTATAAGTTAAACCTACTAATTTATAACGTTTAACCCTTACGTTTACTCGTTCATTTGTTGGGTTAGTTACCGCAGTGTTTCCACCTGCTGAACAACTTGTAAATCTTATGTATTCACGAATATATGGTGATATGTCGTAAAGTGTTTCTATGTTGTTTGACGCTGGTATTAATTTACTCAATGTGTATTGTGGACTTCCTAAAAAAGAACCATTTGCTAAAAACAATTCTAATTTTGAGCCGTTTTGCCCTGTTTCTGCAATCCTAATTAAATACGGTGAACGTGCAAATATATTAGCCATTATTTCTTTTCGTTTTTAAATTGTGTTTGTTTAAATAAATTCATTGCGTCTAAACCAAATTTTTCGATTAACTCATTTGGCAATCTTTTAAATGCGCTTTCAAATGGTTTGGTAAAAAATAAACTCGGTTTAATTCCTTGATGGTAAACAGTATCTCTAACTGCATACGGATTAAGTCCTTTACTTGCGCTCCATTGCATAAAATGTTTAACGCTTGGCTTCTTACCTATCTTAAATTTAAACTCACTTTGTGGAGCGTTTTGTTTCCACATTTTACCTTTATTATTCGTTCTTTTGAACTTGCTTGTTGTTGCACGAACACCACCAACTCCTTTAACTCCTTTGTCTTGAAATTGTCCGTACAAATTCATTTCAAAGTCTATATACAAACTATTTGGCATTGCCTTAACGTTACCCTTTAAACTTTGCCAAAGTCCTTTTGTGTGGTTCTTTTTTAAGGTAGTTAAATTCTTTCGTGCTTCTTTAATTACCGATTTTGAAAACCTATCTAATTCTTTTTGTACTTCGCTTTGTTTCATCTTAACAAATTGTCATTTCGTTTGGTGTTACTACGTCAAATGTCATTGTCCAACCTGCCATATAATTTTCAAAACGTTCTGTAAACGGTTCTAAATTTGCAGTTCCTTCAACCATAAATAAATCGTATGCTAAACTTCCGTGTTTTATTATTTCGTAAGCTCGGTTTAATACTGCGTGTTGTGTATTCAAAACGTCAATTTCGTTGTCGTTACCTAAAAAAATATTTGTTGTTGCGCTCTTGGACAAGTCTACAACATCCATTGCTATTAAACTAATATTCCAAGTTGTTGTGCGTTCGTCTAACGTGCAGTTGTTTACCATTATATGTAATAAAGGAAATATTGTTTGTTTGCTTAAATCAACTTTAAATATGTCGCCTTGTGTTACCGTGTTAACAATAACGTCTGCGTCAAAGTGTGTTTTTAGTTTGTCTAATAAGTTGTAGTAACCTGTCATTTTCGTAATTTATTTAATTGGCGTTGTTCAATTTCTTGCTTTTGTTTTTCGAAGGTAAGATAAGTGAGACATTGAGTAAGTCTATAGCTGGTGACTGTGTCAAATCTTGTAACGTCTCCTTGAGCGAGTGCATAAATTGATTGATACCAACCCCATTGTTTTCCAAATTGAGCTTGTTCGCTAAACTCGTTTCCGTCTTCTTGTTCGTTTTTATCTGCCGTTCCAAATAAGTAAGCGTAGCTGTCAATAATTCGCTTCCTAAATTCCAAAAAAAAACACTTGAACTTATCGCTATGTCTACAGGCGTGAACTTCATTAACTCGTGCATTTCTTCCATAGGTTTGTAATCAACTATTTCGTACTTGTCTTTGAACTTCATTTTGATAGGTCGGTACATTACAGCCATTGCCTTATGGTAGTCTTCCAACTTTAACAAATTGTTTTCCAAGTCTACGTATTCGCCAAAACTTATGTCTTCCAGATTAGTTATAAACCCAAATTCTTGACTTCCTATTTTAAACGTTGGTTGAAACTTTGGCTTCTGTTCAAACAGGTTTTTAAAGTGTAATATTAATTCGTTTAGACTTGTTAACTTCATTTTTACAATATCCTTTAGTTCTATACCGCAGAATATTTGTATCATTTTTTGCGCTATAAATTCTTCGTCGTTGCTTCCTTCCTGAACCTTTAAAAATTCTTGGTAGCTTTTTAATGGAATTTCACTTAAAGTTGTTGGTACGTTTATTTCTAACTTCATATCTTAATAATTAATTATTCGTGTTTTTGTTGTGTTCGTTTTTTTGTATGTAATCGTAAGCTTGTTTTAGCATATTAATATCTCGGATGTCTCGTAAATAAATACGAATTTTTACACCTTTTTTTTGGTAGATGTAAATTTGTACGCATTGCATCATTATTTCTAATTCGTTCATCTTATAAAATATAAACCTTTTGTTGGATTATCTAATTGATATGCTACTGCATACCTTAATGCGTCAATGCTGTGGTTGTGTTTGTCTATCGGTGTTTTTGACTTCTTTTCAAGCCAAGAATAGTTGTTTAGTTCTTTGATTAAATCTATGCTGTCTTCTGTAATTACAAGGTCGTAATCCTGTAGTAAACTTATTCCGTAAATTACAGAGTCCGCTCCTTTGATTGTCGGAACTACGTTGTTTCCTAAAGCGTTTAATTCGCTTATTAATCGTGGTTCTGAATTGTCACCTACTATTAAATCTTTACCTGCAAAGTCTGAATTTAACCTTGCTATTTGACTTGTGGTTAGCGCCTGTTTATAGTACAGTAACTTAACGTAAATAATTTTGTTTGCTTTGTCTATGTTTGTTTTAACTAACGTTGTAGGGTCTGCACTAAATCCGTAGTCTTGACCGTACACACTTACTCCAACTTCTTTAAAGTCACCTATTTTCCAATTGGTAAATATAACTCCTTCAGCTTTATCAAGCCAACCACCAAGTATTGTGTGTTTGTATTTTTCAGGTCTTCGTTCTTTTATGTATTCAACCTGTTTTAAAAAAGACTCGGATAAGTTTTCAATGTTATCCAAGTACGTTGTGTGTATGTAAGTGGTATCGTTTTTTATTAGTGTTGTTCCTTGTTCTATTCCCCTACTTTCAAAGAACTTGTCGTATATAAAATGTTCTTTTGTCGTTGGGTTTAAAATTAAAATAACTCTGTTTTGTTTTGTCTTGTGCCTTATGGATAAATCTATTTTGTCGAACGTGTCTTCGTCTGTTAGTTCTTCAGCTTCGTCAAGCACCCATGTTGTGACGCCTTGTAAAGATTTTAAGTTTGCCGTTTGTGTTCCAGAACTTGTCTTTATTCCTTTAAATATTATTTTACTGCCTGTTTGTAGGTTTATTATTTCGTCTTTTGTTACGACAAAATCTTGTTCCATTTGCATCAACTCAATTTTTTCTATAAATTCCGGTATAATTGAAATGGATGCTGAAACCAAAGTATAACGTGTGAACAATACAACGTGTCCGCTTTCCTTCGTAAGTAATAACAAGAACGTTGTAACGCTGTAAGACTTGGACGAACCGCGACCACCTGTTACAATAAAGTAACGTGAAGGACTTCCTAAATAATTAAACTTCGGGTTTATAACTATCAATTCGGAATAGGTCTTTTACATCAAAGTCTGAAACACTTAAGTTAGTATCGGTTGTTTGTTTAGGTTGTCCAAATGCGCTATCCATAACCGCTTTGTATGCGTTCACATCACCTTTACTTGCTTTGGTTAACATCGCCAAAGTAATTACTTCTTCTTGGCTTAATTCTTCAACTTCGCCTGTGAGTCCGTTTTTTTGTTTGGTTATTAAGTCAAGATATTGCCTTGCAACTGTAGCTCGGTTCTTACTTCCTTTTGGTCTTCCGTTTGGATTTCTTACTTCGCCTTTTGTTGCAGGTTTTAAATTTTCATCGTTAGCCATTTCTTCTTATTTTTCTCTTATTACTTTGTTAATTTCATTCTGCGTTTTTCTTCTTAAATTTCTTAAAGGTTGTGTAATTTCTAAATGTTTAATATTGGTTACTATCCATTCTTTGTTTGCTCCCTTTTTATTTAAGTATTCAATTGCTTCAGTCAATCGCATTTTTTTCTGTTTAATTATTTATATTAATGCTCCTACTATGCCTAATTCGTTTACTACATCTTTATTATTGTCGTAGTGTTTTGATATTCCAAGTTCTTTAATCTTTTCTATTTTTGCTTTGTTGCTTCCTGTTGCGTAAACTCTATTTGAAGGAATATTAAGTTCGTTTGCTCTTGGTAACATTTCGTCTTTATTGTCTCTTGCTGAAATAATATAAATCGTGTTTTCTTCGCTTAACTTCTTTGCTAAATCAAAACCCTTTTTTGTTGATAGTGTTCCGTCATAGTCAAAACTTATTTTCTCCTTTGCTAATTTTGTATTATAAGCATCTTGACAAATTGCAGAACGTTGATTAATATCGTACTCGCTTATCATAACGTGGTCTAACATACATCGTTTAACAAAGTCGCTTTTTGTTTCGTCTTTATTTGGTTTCGGTATCGGCATTTTCTTCTGTTTGTTCTGGACTGTACTCGTTATAAATTACTCTTAACTTACTTACTAAATCTCTTAAACAACTTGAACAGGTGCTAAAGGTTAATTTTTGATTTAGTACTCTGTTGTTAATTGCTATTAGACTTGTTTGTTCATCGCTTGTTAAGGTGTTCGTGTTTTGCTTAAAATAAACGTCTAACGTGTTAAATTCGTCTTCTGTTAAACATAACGGTTTTGCATACGGAAATAGTTTGTTTAACTTTTCTTTTCTCTCGTCACATCCGCAGTCTTCACCTGCAATAAATTTAACAAGTTTATCAAATCCTGTTGCTTCTGTAATCTTCGCGATTGTATCGCCTAATCCTTTACTTTTCATTTTTTCTTTTTTATTAGTTCGTAATCTTGGTTTATAAAATCTTCGTAGTCTTCACCTACGTTATTTTTAATTCGTTTTTTACAAGTCTTTACCGTGTTAAATATACTTGTTACACTTATGTTAGTTTCACTACTTATTTGTCGTAAACTTTTATTCGTGTTTTTGTATAACTCAAATAATTGTTTGTCGTACCAGTGCCAACTATCACATTCTAAATCTACATTATTTAGCAAGTCGTTGTAAGCTTCGTTTTCTTCTGTGTTGTTTTCTTCTGCTAAATTATAAACATCGTCTAAAGGTATAAATTTGATTTTGTTGTTTTTGTTCACGTGCTGAAGGAAAGTATTTTTTAAAGCTAACCACATATACCCTTTGCTTATGTTTCCGTCTTTGAATAGTTTTTCTTCGCTGCTCCATTTCATTAACATTATGTAAGTTTCTTGGACTATGTCTTCAGCAAAGAAATATTCGCCAAATTGATTAACCATTTTAACCCATTCGTTATGATGTTTTGCAACTTTAGTTAACCATTCCAATTTTTAATTGTTTAGATATTAAGCAAATGTATGATTAATTTTTCAACAATAAACAAACGAATTTATTAACAATTAGTTGTGTACAACAAAAAAAGCGCAAACAATTAAGTCTGCGCCTACGTTTTTAACCTAAAAATTTTATCTATTTACGAAGTTATCTATTTTTTTAAGCGTTGATAATGAAACATCTTTACCCTGAAGAAAGTTTGTAAGTTGGAAAAAATGAAATTTGTTTCCTTTGTCCTGTATTTCTTTAACTATGCTGTTTCGTGTTTTTAACCTTAAAATGTTTTTTAATTCAGTTCGTAACTGCTCGTCTTGTATGTACATATCAAAACGGTAAATCGTCGTTTACATCCAGCACTTTGTATTGTGGCTCATTATTTTTTATTTGTGGCTCATTTTTTACAAATGGTTCACTAAATGAAGCCGACATAAATTTAACTCCTTTCGCTGAAGTTTTCATCCATAACGCTATTTCCATATCCTTACCATTTACGTTTACTTTGCCTTTGTAGTCTGGATGGTTTTCCGATTTTTTGTTGTCATTCTTAAAAATTGCACCTGTGTTGTTTCTTGTTTCCATTTTTATTTATTTAGATTGTTTGTATTCGTGTTTTAATCGCTCAAGGTAAAGAACAAAGTCCATTGCTTCTTCCTGTGCGTGTGTAAGCCATTCTAACGTGCTTAAATCCGTTCGCTCTAATGTTGTTTTGTATTTCTTTATTCCAGCTTCTGAACGTTCTTTGAATTTAGCCATAACGCTTAAAACGTTTTTGTCTTGTATTTGTATGTTCATATCAACCAATTAAATAAATTGTAAATACCAACGGCAGCAAAACCATAAATTGCTATCCAAATAATAATTGCTATTGTTTTTTCTTTCATATTTTCACGTTGTTTTCGTTAATAAATTCGTTTAGTTTTTCCCTTACTTCAAACATTGCTTCGTTACCGTTGTACTTATATTCGTTTCTTAACCAATTGTCAAAATCAAATAATGCTGAATAATAATTAATTCCGTTATTTGCAAATTCAAAATCTTCTTTGTCTTCAGGTAAATTAAATTCAAGTATTGCTTTCATATCATAAAGTATTATAGCGTATCATATTGCTTCAATTAAACTGTTAAAATAAATTCTTGCTTCTTCAACCTTGTTTTGTATTTCCCAAATTACTGTTTCATCACGTTCTATTTTAAATACTTTTACTTTTGTTTGTTCTGGCAAATGGTCGAAGTTATGTTTCTTTTCTACATATTCCCTAATTTCTGCGTCTTCGTCAATTTTAAATTGTTTCCAGTGTTCGCGTCTAATTTCGTCTTCAACTATTTCTAACGGAGTATTGACTAAACAATAACAAAGTAGTGCTTCGGTCTTGCCTGTTAGCCACATATAACCCTGTAATTGATAGTAATAATCTTTTGTAGGTATTTCGTCTTCAAAGAACGGAAACGTGTGAGCTTCGTAACTGCATTTAATATCAAGTAAAATTTCATTCGTGTTTACGTCCGGTGTTCCTGTTATCCAATCGTTGTTAAAATGTTCTTCGTTCTTAAAAATAAACCCTAAACCTAAAACATCGTTTACCAAGCTTATTGCTTCGTCTTCGCATTGTAAACCTTTGTCGGTGTAACGTGAACTAAACTCTTTTTTAATTCCGTACTTATGTTCTAAAACAAGTTCTTGGATGTAACTTTTTGCAGTCTTGCTTAATGTCTCGGTCTTGGTGCGTGGAGCGGTCATTAACCGCCCCAATGCTGAACAACGTATTTTCATACTTCTAACGTTTTTAATTGTGCAGGTGTCAAAGAATAAGTTGCGATTAATTGCTCGGTTGTAAATTCTCCTTTACCTATGGCGTCAATTGCTTTTTGAAAACGTTCGTTTGTTATAGTTGGTTTCTTTGGTTCGTGTTTTACTTGTTCTCCAGAAGCGTCTGTGTCTTTGTCCGTAACTAAACCAAGCATCGAACTTAAAGCATATCTACGCAAGTAAGTAATTGCACTTCCTAATACTTGGAACTCGTTCATTCCTTTTAAAATTACTCCTTGTGGTATGTCAATTTTACTTTCAATACTTTCAGCACTTTCAACGTGAAATAAACAAGTTGCAATTTGTGTTCCGTTAATTAGTTGTGTAAACCCTAAACCGTGTTTTTTTAGTAGTGGGTTAATTACTTCAAAAATTTTCGGTAAGTCTGCGTAAGTGTAACCGTAACCTTGTGTTGCTTTGTGAATAACAGGAACTTCTTGTTGGAACGCTGCTAAACTTTTAAATAAATGTTTCATAGTTAAATAATTTAAGTTAATAATATATGCAAATATAAGAATAGTTATTTAATAAACAACTATTTTAATTTTTTTTTATTCCTTGTGTCCACCTTCCTAATTTTACTGAATGTAAACAATTTTCACTTTGAGTACACCATTCCAAATTTTGAATTGAATTATCTTTTTTATCACAATTTATATGATTGATAACTTTTTTATTATTTGGATTATAAATAAATGCTTCTGCTATAATTCTATGTAACATTACTCTTTTAGAAACTCCTTTATTTGATAATTTTATTCTTAAATATCCTTTACCATTATCAAGTGGTTTAAGATAATAATCACCTTGATATTTAAAGTTGCATAAATGATTTTTACCAACTCTTTTAATTCTTCCTAAATTAGATACTTGATAAATTTCTTCATATCCAATAACATTTTTCCAAACTTCCATAAATAAAAAAACCTTAACGCTTTCGAGGTTACGGGCTCTACTTACGCTAAGGATTTAAAATGTTTTTAAATGTAGCCGTAACTCTACAATACAAAAATAATTATTTATTTAACTCATTAATCTTTTCTTTATATTGTTTTATTAACAATTTTAATTCGTCTTTACTCCATTTTTTTTCTCTATTTCCAAATTCTTCTAACCATTCTACTTTTTCAATTCCTATTTTTACTATTAATCTTTTTCTATATTGTATTAAATTTCCTGATAACATAACGTTGCATTTATAACAAGATACCCAAACATTATTTTCGTTAAATCTAACTGCTGAATGTCCTCCTGAACTTAAATAATGTGAAGCGTGTTTTACTCCTATAATAGGTTTGTTACACGAAATGCAGTTTAATCCGTTGTCTCGTTTTCGGATGTATTTATTAAAAACTTGTTGTGCAATTTTTAGATAATCACTTGCAGTTTTTAAGTTCTCTACTAACTTCTTTTTCTTCTTGTTCCATTCCTTTAACTTTTGTGTTTCAACCATTGCTTTTATGCATTCGTTTTTTAAACAAAACTTTTGTAGTGTGCTGAACGGTATAAATTCTTCTTTGCAGTTAAAACATTTTTTAGTTCGTGTTTTCAAAGTTCCAAGTTGTTAAATTCTATAATTTTTTTTAAGTCTTTTACATCCTGTTTTAATTCTAAATTTATGTGTTGCAAGTCAAAGTTAATTTGCCTTGTCGCTCTAAATTCTTTTTCTAACGTTTGGTAAACAACCATTGCTTTTTTTATTTCGTGTAAACTTTGCTCCATTGAACTTATTAAATCGGTTCGGTTAGGATGTTTCGTTTTTATGTCTTCAATGCTAACTTCAAGTTTTATACAAGTGTGGTTTAAGTTAATTCTACTGCTCAATAAGTCAAGTTCCATTTTAAAAAATATTTAAGTTAGTTTTTGTTGTTGGTCTAAATTCCGAAATTACGTCTTTTCCGTAAACTTTAAAACCTAAACCGTAATTGTATTCGCAATAAACAGGGTCGTTAAGTCCAGTGTGTTTTCCGCCTGTGTCTACGTCTTTTATTTTTTCAGTAGAAACCCAAGTTACATATTTCATTACATCGTGCTTTATTAGTCTGTGAACTACTATCATATCGTCACAACGATTTGTAAATGCTTTGCCACCTTCAACGTGGTCTTTTAACGGTGCTTTTAAATGTCCTTTAAAGTCTCCTTCAGTATAAATATTTGAACTTCTACCGCTTTCAGTATTTGGATGAGTGTTTATGTAAATTGTCATTCCTGTTTTATTTACAAATTGTCGTGCTGCATTCATAAATTGGTAGTTACCTTCGTAAGTCATATTTCTGTCTAAACCTGTAAATGGGTCTATTAGTGCTACATCGCATTCGCTTTGTTCAAATATTTTAAATAGTTCTTCGTGTTTATATAACCTGTCGTTTTTTACAAATGTAAAGTATTGTTCTAAATATGCTGAATAGTTTCTAATTTCATCGTGTGTTAATTGTTTGAAATTTATTCCTGCGTACATCTGTATTAAGTCTCGCAAAATTTGTCCGTGCTGATTTTCACCGCTCCAGATTATAAACTTTAATTTATGTTTAAGTGCAAGTGCTAAAAAATACCAATTTATAAAATAAGTTTTACCAACGTTGTCGTGTCCTAAAATTATGTTTACTTGTTTACGTTTAAATTTTAAATAGTCATCAAGTCCGTTTCCAAGTTCTAAACCGTGTTTTATTTTACCGTCCCTGTAGTTCAATAAATAATCAAGTGCTGAACCGTTAGTTAATATATCCATATTTTCTTGCTTTTATTTCTTCAGGTGAAATTCCTTCAGAAGTTGGTTCGTTTTTCTGTAGCCATTTTACAGCCGTTAAATATAAACTTTTATATTTAGTATTTTGCTTATAGTTTTCAATGTCGTTTAATACGTTGTTTATTTGTGTAATTGTATGTTTATCTAATAACTTTTTTACTTCGTCTTCAGAAATAGACAAATGAGCGAAGCTCCTATATATATCTTTTACATTTACACTTACATTATCATTAACACTTACAGCTATGTTTGCTATCGGTTTTATGCGTTTGCTATCGTTTGCTATATTTTGCCATCTTTTTGTTGCTCCTGCTATTCCTGCTTCACTACGTTTTTGTTTCTTATCGTCCCATTTTAACAAGTCACGTTTTAAACTTTGTTTAATTGGTTCAAATGCTATTTCAGTTATTAAGTCTTCGCATTCTGGGTTTAAATCATTTACATATTTTAAAATATGCTTAAACAAAACACCTGCTTGTTCATCGGTTAACTTTTCAATTGTATGTATTATGTCACTATACAATATAAACCCTTTTTTTTCTTCAGCCATACTAAATTTTTTAAATAAAAATACCCTTGTAAAATCCGTTGCGTCTAACTTCAACTTCATAAACAAGGGTAAGAATTCCTTTTTGTACTTATAATGTTAGACGAGTACAGGTGCAAATTTAACAATTATTTCAATATAAACTTAAAAATTTAATTAATTCACATTCTGTTATTTTATTATAATTTAAAAAACATTGTCCATTATTAAAATTTTCATCGTTTTCAAACTGAATTAAATGAAAACCTAAATAAGTCCAATCATTATCAATTCCACTTTTAATCCATTTATTAAGTAATTTAAACATTTTGTGTTGACCTTCTCTTGGTTTAGCATTTCTTGTTTTTATTTCTAATAAAATAATTTTTTTTGTTTTCCAATTCCATAGCATAAAATCTAAATCACTTGCTGAAAAACCTGTTGAAGAGTCTGGTAATTCTTTTCTTATCCAATTACTAAAACCTAAATCTCTAACTCCTGTAACTTCTTGTCGTGTCATATTAATGCTTTAGCTATATTATAACTTTTTTCATCTATTTCAGATGCAATCACATTTCTTTTTTTATCTCTTGCAGCAATAATTGTTGTGCCGCTACCTGCAAATGGTTCTAAAATAGTGTCTCCTTCTTTAGTAAACATCTCAATTAAATAACCAACTCCACTTTTACTTTGTTGCCAATCGTGTCCGTTTTTTTCTCTTTGTTCTGAAATAAAATAATCTTGAAAAGTATTCTCAATTTTCTTTTTGCCGTTTTGAAAAATTAATACAGGTTTCCATCTACACATTAAATTTATACCATTAACTATTTGTGTTTGTCCTTCGTGATAAACAGCAAAAGTCCAATAATAGTCTAAATTTTCAGACATTCTTTGCATCACTTCAGGCAAATACATTTGTCCTGAATAAGCAATACAATAACCATTAGGTTTTAATACTCTTTTTGCAACTCTTGATAATTTACTCCAAACTTCAATAAATTCATATGGATATGGCGGGTCGGTAATTATACAATCAATACTTCCATCAGGTATATCTTTAAAAACTTCTTCAAAATCACCTAATCTAAAATCAATATCTATTTTTTTTGTTTTACCTATTTCCGCAAGTCTTTCTCTTTCATTTGTTTTTATCTGTTGCTTTTCTTCTTTCTTTATTTCTTGATATGCTTGGTCAATATGTACTTCACCTGTGTTTAATTTTGCTTTTATTTCATCACTTGCTTTTGCTTCAATTACTTTTACCCGTGCAATAGTATCGTGTGAAACATTTGCTATTTTTGCAAGTTCTTTTACAGTATTAACCGTTTCAATATTCGACTTTTCAGATTTCTGAAAAGTGGTTTTTCTTGCTAATTCTTTTTCTTTTGCCCTTGCACTAAAAACACTTTCAAGTACCAACACTAAAACTGAACGCTGGTATTTGTTTAAATTTCTTCTACCAAACTGATTGTTTATCATCCATTCTTTAACTTCGTTTTCGTCTTTAAAACGTTTAGTTTCAGTTTCGTATTCTAAATTCCAACGTGTAGCAATTTCATAACGGTTGTGTCCGTCAATTATAAACCCGTTCCAAGTTATTATTTTTTCTCGTATTCCTTCATCTAAACAATTTTGTTCAAGTTGTTTAAATTCTTCAGCTGTTAAAGCCGGTATTAATTTTTTAAATTCGTCTTTTATTTGTATCATTTTTTTTTCTTTAAAGTTAATAAAATTTATTTTTTATTCTTAACTGAATTTTACGCAAGTCTTTTAAGTTCTTTGCTTCTTTTATTTCTTTACGCAAGTCAAGTTCTGGAAGTTCTAAACTCAAAAGTAATTTATAATACTCAATGTCGTGTAAAAATAACTTGTCGTTTGTATCGCTTAAATCTTGGTAAGTTTTTAAACCGTGTAGAATAGTTGCGTGGTTCATATTGAACAGGCTTCCAATTCCTTTTAGTGTGTGTCCGTCTTCACGTAGCTTTCTAAACAAATAAATTCTCCTGTGTACTATTTCACGTTTTCGGTTTTTTTGTGCAAGTCCGTCTTGTTCTATTATTTTTTTTATTAGTTCTATCATTTTTCTGTTTTTTTATATGTTTCATTATACCAATATTCAAACTCATCTTCTTCCCAACCACCAACGTATGGGCAACTTGCATCTCTCATTTGTTGTTTTTCCATTTCTAAATACTTGTGAAAGTGGTTAATAAATTCTTTACCTTCTGTTGTGTAAACATTTAATAAATTTGGATGCAATTTTTCTAAATCGCTAAATACTTCTTGTAGTGCTGTTTTCATTTTTCTATTTTTACTTTATTAAACATATCTTTTTTTACTTTATATCCAAGTGCTTCATAAAGTTTAAGATACCGGTAAACTGTTCTCATACTTACATTTAAATATTTTGCTATTGTATTCATATTTCTTGATTTCTCTTGAAGATACTCCATAAGTTTTATACACCTGTACATTTTGTTTTGATTCATTGTTCTATTTGTTTAATTTCAATTATAATGTCATCGTTTTTTTGTATTAAGTTTTTAACGTGCTGAAAGTCGTATGCTTCAACAATTCGTGTTTCTAACTTAACAGGTGCGCCAACATACGCCCAAGTTTTAAATGTTGCTTTAAATCGTTTCATTTCTTTATATTTTATTTGTTCGTTTTTTTTAATTCTGCAAATTTCAAGGTATAACCCTAAATCAAATGTTCCGCGCCATTGTCGCTGCCACCAATCTAATTGCTCGTAGGTTGTTCCACTTTTCATAACTCGTGGTAAAAAGTGTAGTTACTATCGTCATTGCTTGTTTTCCATTCCCAAAAGTTGTAGTGTGCTAAATCGCTGTTTATTGCTTCCTGCATTTCTAAACGTAAATCTTCTAAAATACGAACCCCAAGAACGTGCGGTTGTAAATTATCGTCTGTTTCTGTTTCCCACTTTTCCGAAAGTTCAACATCTAATTCTATAAATGCAAACTCCGAAACTTCGTCATAGTCGTTAAATTCCCAAGTTCCAGCTATTGAATAAGTCCAACCTGTAAATTCATAGGTTAATTCCCAACCTTTATTCCAAAATTCTAAATTTCTATTTTCCATTTTACAGCGCTTTTAAATACATTAAACAATAGAACGTACCACCCAACACTATAAACATCGTTAGAGTGCTTAAAAAGTGCATTAAAAACGATTTGTGTTCTTCGGTTGTTGGTGTAAAGTAATCAATTAAATTTTTCATAGTCTTATTTTTTAAATTGGTTAAATAAATTTTCTACTTCTTTTAACTGCTCATCGTCTAAAAATGTACATAAGGTTTGAATGATTAAATGCAGTTGGTTCGTGTTTTGCTTGTCTTCCTGTTGTTGTGTTTCCAAGAAGTCAATTACTTTGTTAAATTCTGTTTTCATAGTTTTTAAATTAATGTGCGTTACCAAGTCGCACCCCTTGTTTTTTTATTACGCTATTGTCTTTTCGTAGCTTATGTTATTTTCTATTAATTCTTTTACTAACATTTGCTCTTGTAAGTTTAACATATGGCTACCAAAATGGTGTTCGTATTTAAATAATCCGTTTTGAGTTAATGTAATGTAACCTGTTGATGTAAAAGTTTCTACGTTAGTTCCTTTTGTTGTGTTGTAAGTGTAAGTTGTTGTTAAAGTTTTCATAGTTTTTAAATTGTTTCGTTAATAATTATATGCAAATATATATACTATTTTAATAACTGCAATACTTTTTAACAATTATTTTTAATTTATTTTTAAAATGCTTGTGTTTATTGGGTTTGCTGAATAGAAAAAAGTGTAATTTATATTCATTCTAAATAAGTAAAACACTTAATTAAGGTAAATTTCACTTAATATCGTACTATTATAAAGGTAAAACCCTTAAATACTTTGTTATTATTAAGGTTATAACCATAAAAATGTCAAGTTTATTGTTTAAAAAACTAGACAAAATCGGAATTAAACCGTTTATTGTAATAATTTGTGACAAAAAAAAACAGCTACGTGCTGGGGAGCTTATAACTGTTTTCTTTTTATTAACTATGAATTGCAAATATATTAAAAAATATGTGTTAATCGTGCAATTTGTCCAAATTCTTTGTGATGTATGTAGCCTTCAACCGCTCGTGGAACGCCTGTATATCCGTTTTTGTGATGCCAACTGTCTGAACCTGAAGGACTGCGTAACGTTTCAAACGTTACTCCTATAAAATCTTTACTTGTTTTATGATGAACGTGGTGCGAATAAATATATCGGTGTTTAGTTTCGCTCCACAAAATAGGAAATTCCGTTGCAAGTAATAAAGGTAAGTGTTCGATTTTTGCTCCGTCTCCGTGTGTAGTTCCAATAAGGTTGTTTCCGTATTTAAACGCTTTTCTGTGTAGCAAATT